GCTCAGGTTGGTCAGGGTGTCCCCGCTACATTGGGGCTCGAACTCACAAATGCATGGTCGTTATCCACGCTGCGTAACGCAGTGTTGCATGAATGGTGGCTCAAAATCAACCGACTAAACGGAGGATAATGAATTGGTAACCCGAAGGACCCGAAGGCTAGGGGAGGAAACCATTATTAACGAGCAGACGTTTGATCTCAGGCGAACTGTTCATAACGTCAGGGAGGTAATGGAATAAAATATCAAGGACATCACTCCAGCCACGGAGACAAATAAGAAACTCATGTCATATCCAGTGGCCAAGAGTGAAGCGGCGGGTGGTAATTACAACGCACGGGCTGCGTCTTCTGCAAAAGTGAGTAACTCAGGGTTACTCTCAACAAAAGACGCTGCCTTGCTCAAACCCCCACGCAATTTGGACCACATACTGGTCTTGTGTGGGATGCTAGATCTAGCTACAACCAATGGCTTGGTTGGTGGGTGTGACGCTATGGTCTTGTGCACCTCATCGCTGGGGTTGGACATACTGTCGGTGATTTTGAGCAACGGGGTGGGAGTCATGTCGGACTTGGTCAATGGGACATTACCTGCTGAATCCATTTTGTGTTTCAAGGCTTGCATGACTACCGACGTCAGTGATTGCGAAGCCACGGCCATGTTCGACACAGAGCGCGCCGTTTCGGTTATGGATTCCTTAGGACTCTCCCCAATTCCACCTGCGCTCATACCCCACGTGAGATTCGTGTCAACACGCTCACTGCATTCGCGATGGACACCAGACGGATTAGCCACAGCGAATGTCCCTGAAACAGGCACTGCGTAATTAGCTATTCCTGAAATGTGTATGGTCACCGAGCTCCCGCTATTGTTGTAAATTTCGACAACCTGCGCGCCCTGGCCCCAATAAACTTGAGGGCCATCATTGGTCGTCCGGCAGGGGTGGAAAGCTTGATAACCGCCCATGCCGACTTGTGGAGGTGCGACCATGTGTATGTGGGGCTTGTGGGACGGAAGGAGCTTCGGCGCAAACTCTCCCGCCGATGTGGCACCCACCACTGGGGCCCATTTGCAGTCAGACGTTTGAGCCGTGTAGAGTCCGCCGGAATGGAAATCCACATCACCCAAATTCGCCTCAGCGCGTTGCGTGTTGCGTGTCCCAGTAGTCTGGAAGTTGATGAGTTTGACTCCTGGGTATTCACTGGTCAAAACGCTCCGCACAATCTCGATGTCGCATGAACCGCCTATCGGTTGATAACAATAATCAAGCGAATCGATTGAATTGTCGCGAACGGTGGCGTCCCACGGCTGTGGTACAACCGGAATGTAGTTGTCCAATCCTATGGAGTTGTCCCCCCCATACGCAACCGTGTGGTAACAGATGGGGGTAAGTACAGAGTTTGCTGAACCCCGTCCAAGGTCAAATGCAGCATACATGACCTGACCATTTGCCAACCCCACAGCCGCGCGGAATGAAGTCGATATCGGGGAGTAGTTGTGGGGCTCCCGTCCGTAACATGAAGGCACGCTAAAGTGTCGTTCTGGATGTGCATGAGCGTAAGCCACAATGTTGTTGTAGGTCGCACGAGCATTCCCTTCAACATGCACGATACCATGAATGTGATCTGCATAGGCAGCTGTTCCACCCGCTCGGCGGCCATCGTTGCGGGTGTTGAATGTTTGGCGCTCACTTGGCCCCCTGATTGACAGACTCTGTTGGAGTCTACGCAGGCCCTCGTCAAAGTTTCCGTTGGAGCGTCGCACGTATTTCGCGACTTCTGGCAGTTCTTGCAGTACTCGCTGTACGGGAACGACCCGCTGCGTGCGCCTGCGTCTGGAAGCAGAATTCTGGCGGGAGGCGGTTTTGGATTGAACAGTCTGACTTGCAGATCTGAAGCGGACACCTGTGTTGTTTGACTTGCGTCGTTGTTGTTGTTTCTGATTTTGGGGAATGTTGTGTTTGCCGTTGTCGGGACTTCCGTGGGTCGAATCGCGCCCACACGAGAAATCTATTGGAAAGAGAGATTTCATGAACTCCAGAGAGACACCAACATCAATAGAGCACAAATACTCAGAGCGAAAGTGGAGGTTGGGTCTATTAATTTGTGGTCTCACGCCAGTTATGTTAACCGGCATCGCGGATTGGTGCCTAGTCGCCAGAGTTGGATCCGCAACCAACAATAGCAAGATCGCTTCAAAGTCAGTGAAAGTCATGAATTCATTGTAGTAGAACAATTCGAAGTTGTCAAACGAACGCTCAACCTCGAGTTGCTTGCTCACTGGAAACTTGAAGCTTTTCTCCACGGCGATTCGGTCGAAAATGTGGACTGTCCCGAAACAAAGCCAAGGTTGTTTTGGGAATTCCTCAATCATGAGGTCGATTGTGACGCGAGATCTAGCCTCAATCAGATGGTAAGAGCTACGATAGTCAATGTGCTTGACTTTACACAAGACGAGTTTCAATAATGAGCTCACAACAGGGCAGGAACGATAATTGTATGCGTAGGATAAACACTTGCATTTCAAATAAGATAACAATTTCGACTGTCGTGCACCACTCAATGAAGCCGGACATTGAAAGAGTTTAGTCAATACCTTGTGCGGGCAGACTAAAACGTTCATCATGTCGCGATCCACAATAACTTGGCAGAATGAAGCCTCCCCGAAGAAATCAGCACGTTTGATTTCCAGCTTCAAGCCCAAGTCATCCGCCAAGTTTTGGTCAAAATCAAAGGCGGGGGTTATTCCATCGTCACCCTCAAATGCACCATGAAATGAATCCCGGAACAGTGTTGTCTTTTCAACAGGAGTTGAATTGGGGTGATTGGCCTCGAAATACATGTAGGACATCATGATCACGTTGAGGAGCTGATTAGACGTGGATGTCCAAAGCACCCCTGACATCAGCCGTTCTGAGACTTTCGCCGTGATCTTCGAGAATTTACAATCAGAATTGCCGAATATTAGCGCGTTCAGGGTGTCGAGCTCGTCATCACTGGCGACAGAAGCCATTATGTGATTGAATGACGCTGCTATGATTGATGCATAAGGGCCACGTTGATGAGACTCAAATGCCGTGAAATCGGTCTCCATGACGGGGTAGTGTCCGAACCTACTTTCCATCAAAGCTGGCCATGTTCTGGGTTGGTGATTCTTGATGTTCAATTTGGAACCCGCAATGACCAGGCTGTTAATAGCGTCATCGTACATCTTGAATAGCCGTATTAGAGCGATCACGAGTTTCGGTAGTTTGGAGTTGATTGCTCTCGCGACCTTGGGCTCAAGGTAAATCTCGTCCTTGATGAATGAACGGACTTCCATTACTTCACTCGCGTCAATGAATTCAAGTCGCTCCAACTCTTCAATCATCTGGGCTAACTTGGGGCCCGAATAGGAAATATTCAATGATTCCAAGGTTGTCCTCATGTCCATTGGATCCGCGCGTGGCAACAAACTGACTACGCCAAGTCCATAATTGATGATTTCATGCCAAAGCAGCACGGGCGGCATTAGGGTGCCAAAACGTTTGCGGACCGCATCATACTGATTCTCCACAGAATTGGGTGAAGTTCTGTAGGGCATGATCGGGCTGATCCCGGTGCTATCAGTTAGCAGCATGGATGCAACACCGGTGATCGGACGCACGAACGAATTGAGACCCCTGTTCTCATGCACGCGAATGCTCACATCTGGCCCTTGATTTGGAATTTGGAGATTGAAGTCTGATGATTCATAACCCAGAGTGAATATTCTCGCTGTCGCTTGCGTGGATGGCATGGCGGGTTCGAACGATGCGATGAGCATTGACTCAATTGCTTGCCCGGTGTAAATTGATGTCACTGGGTCAATGCCCGCACTGATGAGCAGTTGGGCTGACGCCCAGCTGATATATCGTCCAATCACTGAGACCATGGGCATCTTGTATGAAACGGGAAAACCACTGAATTTCCTGACCACGCATGAGACGCAACTCACAAAGAACGGGGCCGTAACCATTGGTGATGGTTGGTTACGCTGAGTGAGTCGGGCTTCAAGCATGACTTTCGCCAAGGCCTCCACACCCGTCATGGAACATCGGATTAATGTGCCCAGCCTTGTCTCTCCTGGCACGACGACGGGAGGGATCGGAACCCCCGTATAATCGTCAGTGCATGACATCACGATCGTGTTCCAAATTGCATGCACAATTGCTGACCACCATATCTGAGACAACTGGGCCTGGGGGTACATTGAGTCCAGTCTCGAGCCAATCAGATAAAAGGAGACATGTAGCGAAGCCATTAAAGGAGAACGACGAATCCCACGCAGGAACCAGGAGAAGTTTTCGATCACACCAAACATTAGGTGACTAGTCTCATGTGGGTGCGAAACTTCCGCCTGGCTGAGCAAAGTGCCAAAATAATTCTTGATGACTTCTTCTGCCAGAGCCATCAAGAAAACTCCTGGCACATTCACGTTGAATATGGAGGCCATCAATCTCCTATTTCCACGTGAATACTCAATCAACACCGTGTATAGACTCGAATAAGGTGCGGAGTCGTCATGTTCAAGCTGAGGAATATTCGCACGAGTGTTGAGAGTGTAAGACCGCAAATTGATCGCCAGTGGGTCAGGCTGGCCAGGCTCATATGGTCGCTGAGCCTCAAGAGCTCGAGCCAAATCCATTTGGAAGAGGACTGGCTTGAGTCTGCGGTAGAAGGAGATCGCAAAAAGAGGGGTGTCATGAGACGTCAATTCGTACTGTTCCATAGTGCAGTCCCTGACATCACGGTCAACCAAGGCTGGGCCCCGATTCTCATGATGGCGATTTCGAATTCCCCACGGATCCGGCACTGATACGCATTGGATCCTGCGTATAATGGAACCGGAAGGTCTGCTCCCTGTGTTAGTCACGGGCGTTGCGAACTTAACAACTTTCCTTAGGAGACTTGCGACGCAAAAACTCAAGCATGACCACACGATCCCACGCTTGAATGATCGTCTCAGCATCACGAGAGAGAACACCAAAGAGGACAAGTATAGCGCCACTTCGAACCCCTTGATTTCAATGGCATACAAAGGGAGTGCATTGATTAGTCCGTTAGAGAAGCCATGTTCGATATTAGTGAGTGAATCAACAGGCCACGGATCCTTGCCATGTATCAATGAGCGGAAATACTTATCCGGCGGGACCATTGGTGCTCCTCCTGGTGGACCGCCAGGACCTCCCC